CGCCCAGAAGTCTCAGCGCCCCGTTGATCTGATCGTACGCTGTCGTCATTTGGATCGAACCTTTCCCAGCCGTTCTCTTCGTCGGCTTCGGCTTCTAATTCTAGCGTAGCGATCTTAACGCCATGAACCTCATGACGCAAATAAATCAGGGCCATTTTACACCTATGGTGAGGGCCAGGCGGGCCGTAGCCCGCCTGTAGGATTAGATTAGGCGACTACCGGATACTGCCATTTGCTACCGTCCGAAATGAACAGCTTGCCAGTGCCCGTAGCATTGGTCGTCGTCGCCAGCGAACCGACCGGAGCGGTCGTCGTGGTCGAGTTAGCCGTAATAGCCGAAGTCAGGAAATAAATTCCCGCCGTGGCGTTGGCGATGACCGCGCCAGTCGTAGCCGAAGACGTGAATGTCGACGACGTGATAGCCGCGCCGCTAATCGTCGTGCCGGAAGTAAGTTCCGGGTCCGAATATGCAACGCCTACCGGTTTAGTATTAGGCATTACGCCCTCCTTACTTCAGATAAGCCGAGTAAGCAGCCGTGCCCGTCTTGACGAAACGGTAGGTCGCTCCGCCGTAACGAGCAACCGTAGGCGAGCCGACAACCGTGACGCCCGTGCCACCAGTAAACGTAACAGTCGACGAAGCGCCGCTGTTATTATTATTGGTGATCGTCAGTTCGAAAGTCGAACCAACTTTCATGCTGGGGTTAGCCGTATCCAGCGCCGCAGCGGTCGGCGTCGTGACCGTAAGGCCGGCGTCGCTACCTTTGTTGCAGGCAATGATGCCGCCCGCGACCTGAGTAGCCGTCAGCGTCGCGTCGCCCGTCAAAGACGTGACAACGGCGACCTGAATATTCGGTTCGTTAAGATCGCCAGCGCCAAGCTGATAGCCGCCCGTGCCCGACGGAAACGCCGGATTGGGGCCGAACGATTCAAGCGGGTAGGAAGCGCCCTGAGTAGTGATAGCCATGATTCAATGCTCCTTAATTTGAGAGGAAGAAGGGGCCGAAGCCCCTTCTGTTAGCCCCAAAGGCGAACCGCCATCTGCGGACGAATGACGCTGTAGCCATACAGAACGTCAATACGGCAGGGCAGTCGGTCGTTGTTGATGTCATACTGACGGACAACGCGGAGCGAGATACCGTTGTGAACCTGGCGCGAAGCCATGTCGACGCCCTGCGGGAGCAGAAGGTCGGCCGTGGCGAACGCGATGGCGTCCTTGTGGTAGATCATGTTCTGCGGATACTGCGTGGACGCAGCGCCGAAGAACGTGACAGCCTTACCGGAAACCGGCAGAGCGTCGACCGTGGCGAGAGCCTGCGAAGCCGAATACATCGCCGGGACAGTGACCGAAGCGGTGGTCGACGCCGTAACGTCGGCCAGAGCAACGAACTGATACAGCGAGCCGGTCGACTCACGGGTCTGCGGGTTGACGGCGTAACAGTCAGCAATCGTGAACACGTCGCCAGCCTTGATGACCGTCGAGCCGAGGCCCGTCAGGACAACCGTGGTCGAGCCTTCGGTCGTGACCGAGGTGCTGACCGTCACGGTGCCGGTGCGCGAGCCCGTCGTGAACTGCTTGATCGACTGCGACATATTCAGCTCTTCGTAGCCGAGAATGCCTTCGCCGAAGATGCCGTTCTTGAACTGTTTCGAGATAGCCGAAACAGGGTTGAACAGGCCCTTCATGCCTTCGATCAGCGACGCGTTGGCGGCCGGATTGACCGTCGCGTAGCGCGGCGACATGACAGCGGCGTTCTCATTCAGCTTCTGCTGCGCCTGCAACAGAACGAGCGAGGTGGCCGGGGTCGTGCCGGGCGTGCCGACCGAGTTGCCGATGTATTTGAAGCTGTTCGCAACGTCGGCGTCGATGGAGGACGCAAGCTGCGAAATACGCGGCTTCAGCACGCGTTCCGCGAAGTCGTCCAACTGCATCGTCAGTTCGGCGGTCGTGAAGTTGACGCCGATGTGCTTCTGCGACGAAACGGTCAGGGTCGTGTACTGCTCGTTGTCGTCCTGCACCTGAAGGGCAGCGCCGTCCGTGACCAGAGCGCGGTCGGGCAGACGGATGCGCAGGGTCGAGCCGATCTTAGCGCCTTCAACGGCGAAAGAGTCGTCATACTGACGGTTGACGGTGCGGGTCAGGACAAGATTATTCTCAAGGATCTCAAGAGCCTTGCGAGTAATCATATCAATAGTAAGAAGTGAGTTAGACATTCTTTATCTCCGATTCTGCGCTTCCCACTTCTTGATCTGTCTTTGCCGTTCCGCTTCTATCCAATCCGACGTTGACATTGACTTGAGTGACCGGGGGTCAGTCGTGTCGTAACGCGGGCCTGAGTTTGACCGGGTAGCTGTGACAGGAGCAAGAGGTGCGGGCGCGGTTGAGGTTTTCTTAACCGGCGGATTATCGACCAATTTGGCCTCAATCTTTCCGATCTCTTTTGCCTGCAAAACTGGCGACAGACGGGAAATCCGGCTGGCTTCTTTTGGATTAGAGCCAAGGAAGTAGATCACTTCTGGCCCAATATCGGAAGCCTGGATAGCCTGAGCCATAATGTCCGTGACGGGGAGATTCGGGTTATACGCGACTTGTTCAAAGTCTTCGTAACGATCCCGCGCTTCTTCTTCACGGTCCTTATAGGACTCCAAAAGAGCCGCTTGCTGCTGTGCGGCCTCGCGCTGTGCCAGAAGCTCTTGAGCCCGTTGCTGCGCTAACGCTTCTGCGTAGTGCTGCGCGTTCTCAAAATCATCAGGCGCAGGTGGAGGTGCGACGGGCTGTCTAGCCTGTTGCTCCGCAAGCCGCTGGGCCTGCTCTCTTTCCCATTTGCGCTGTTCTCTTGCAAGGCGCTTGCTTACAATCGCGTCCAGCTCTTCTTGAGAGAACGATTTTGTAGGCTGCTGTTCCTCCGGCGTCGCTTCCACAGATTCCGGTGCTGCCGTAGCTTCCGGTTCCGGCGCGGGGTTGATCTCCGCTACAACCTGTTCGTCTTCCATTTTCACCTAGCTTTCCGGCCAGTCGGTTTACAAATGCTACGCCTCTTCAGGCGCAGCGTCAACATCCGGCAGCAACGCGCCGAAATTGCCCACCCAGCGGTTCTCGCCGGAATGACCACAGTTGATGGTCGGATCTATATAGATTTTGCCGCCCAGATCAATCCAGCGCTGGCAAAACACAATGTCCTCTGACCACAACTCGCCGTCGACGACTTTTACGTCAAAGACCATGCGGATCGGTTCGGGCTTGTGCGGCTCGCTGTATTCAGACGACGCAGCCCAGATCTTTTCGATGGCGTCGCGGCGAATGCGCATGAAGCCCGTCGCCGCGCCATTAACTGAGATCAGGCCATTGTCCTCGACCGTTAGACCGTCGCGCGCCTTGACGCTGTAATCGTGAACCGCCAAAGACTTTTTGATGATCGGCGCGGCCACAATGTCAACGTCATGCTCTAGCAGCTTGAAAAAATCGTGCGGAGCCCAGTCAACGTCGCAGTCGATAAACACGAGATCATCGACGTTATTATCGACGGCTAGTTTGAAAATGTCGTTACGAGCGCGCTGCACAAGCGCGTCGTAAGACATATAGACGGCGACGACGTTAATGTCTTTGGCCAGACCGATCTTGCCAGTTTCCAGCAACGCAGTCGCGTGCCAGACATTGACCTTGCCGTCATAGGACGGTGCAGCAACCAGAACTGTCCGCATTACTCAGCCGCCTCCGGCTGGTTTACGGGCCACGGCAGCGGCGGCGAGATTGGGTTATTGGCGCTGGCTTGTTCGATCTGCCAGTTGATGTCGCCGGTAATGCCAGCTTCCATCTCAGCCTGCAATTCAGCCGGGATCGTCACCCAACCAAGCACCTGCGCTTCGGTCAGTTCGTTAAACGGCGTGAACGGCGAGCCGGCCACATAAGTGACCTCCTGAATGCCGCCGCGCGACGAACCAACGCCATCAGCATTAACGCCGCGATACGACCAAACGACCTTGAAAACCACATCCGACTGGCTTTCATAAGTCGGATAGCATTCAAGCTGATTGACGCTGTATTTGTAGGTAATGGTCATTTTACCCTCTTTTTAAGTTCTTCGACTTGCGCCGAAAGTTCTTTGATCGCGTTTACCAGAACCGGAACGAGATGTGCTCCGGCCAGCTTTAGATTTTCTGGGTCGTGATTGTCGATGATCGTCGGATCATTGCCTTCAAGAGCAAGAATTTCTTGCGCAGAAAAACCATACCGATTTGGTTCGCAATCGTTCGGAACATCCGATCCGCGCTCTTTGCGGAATTTATATTCGATTGGGTTGAGCGAATTTACAAAGTCAAGACCGTGAGGAACCCCGCCGGTAATGATCTTGTCGCGGATATCCGATGTCGTGATAGTAGACGTTTTGCAATAAAGCGTAGCGGTGCTGTTGTTTCCCAGAACAACTACGTTACTGGCTGTTGTGACGTTTACAAGAGCATCGGTGCCAGAAATGTAACCGAGCAAAACATTGTTTGTGCCAGTGGTTACGTTTAGTCCAGCATTAACACCGACAGCGGTATTGTTAGCGCCAGTCGTGCTATCTCTGAGCGCTTGCATACCGAGCGCTGTATTATTGTCTCCTGACGTTTTATATCTGAGAGCAAGATACCCAAGCGCAGTGTTTGCGTTTGCTGTATTTGCGTAGAGAGCTTCGTTTCCTATAGCTGTGTTAGAAATACCTGTAGAACTAGAATACGCAGCTAAATAGCCAACGGCGACATTTTGAACACCCGTTGTATTGTTATACAGCGCTCCGTAGCCAACTGCGGTAAGGTTAGAAGCGGTGTTGTTGCGTAAAGCATCTCGACCAACAGCGACGTTATTGGACGCTGAAGTAGACGAAAGAAGCGCCGCCCTACCTATGGCAATGTTGCCGCTTCCAGTCTGATCAGCCTGTAAAGCATACGCGCCTATCGCGACATGACTGTCGCCAGTCGTTGTGCCATACCCGGCCTGAAAACCGATTGCTGTGCTATACGAGCCAGTCGTATTATTATATAAAGCCTGATAACCAAAGGCCGAATTAACGACACCCGTCGTATT